ATGCACTAGCACAAGCAATAGCAAGCAGAACATCGTCTTTGTTGTTTGAAAGTAACCAATCACGAATGTGTTTGGCTTTCATTTTGTTGTATGCCGCAAGTTGTGGCTTTGACATATCCTGTGGTGTAAGCACTGGTTCTTCACCAGCCTCCACAGCATCGATCTCTGCTTGTGACTTGTCCTTGGGGTCAGTGAACATCTGAACACGCAAGTTGTGACGGAAGCTGTCGTAAGAGAAAGCAACAATCGTCATCTCTTTCTCTGCCTTCAGCTTCTCATCATCACCGTATAGCTGATCAAGGTAACGGAAGCGTTTGTCATCGAACGTCTGCAAGTCTACAAGAACGTGTACTTCCTTGTAGCCCATGTTGCGATACTCTTCAGCTTTGTCGTTGACGTATTTGATTTGCAGTTCTTTGAATAGATCAATGTTAGTAATGAACTGTTCTTCACCAAATAAATCGCCCTCGATATTGAGGTCAGCCATGTGTTCTTTAACATCAAACAATGCTAGATCAAGTTTGATCTTGTCTGATGTCATTGCCATACGAGCATGTGACATGTTGATTTTCTCATCAGGCTCATACCTACCAAGAAACTCATCTTGTCTGCTGTGACTGCCAAGCGTCAGCGCTGATGCAACTCCGATGTTGAACTCACAATTGCGAAAGCGTTTCTTTGCGTTGTCTGATAAGTCAGACAAAGCTACACGCTGTTGAACCCATTTGTGGGTCTGACCAAACTGCTTTGCAATTGAATCGAAGTCATGCTCACCACTGGCGCACAATGCGCTGATGACATCACACTGATCTAGGGGGTGCATATCCTCACGCATCATGTTAGCATGTAGTCCGGCTAGCTGGTCATTGCTGTCAATCTCCACACAATTTATCTCTACCTCAGAGGTTTTGCCGTGGATCTTGCGCAATGCGGCTAGCCGCCGATTACCGTCAACGACCTCATAGCCCTTGCCGTTCTTCATCACAACGAGATTGTGAAGAAGCCCTTGAGCCTCGATTGAGGCTACAAGTTGCTTCATCTGTTCGCTGTCTGATTTGACCTGGCGAACATTATTTTTAGCTGGCTTCAGCTCAGCTAGCGGAAGATTTATCATCTGACAGTTCCTTCTCAAAGTTAGCAATATCTTTACGCAGCTTAGAAGACCACTCACGCATTGGAATAGATGGCAGGACTGCAATCTCTACAGCTTCAATGCGTTCTTCTGGGTGGTCAATGTAGCTGTCCTGACGATTCTTGAACAGCTCATAAGGTGGGAAGTTCGTAGTAACTTTTGACAGTTTGATGTCACCACTGGTAAGTGCCTTGGCAAAGTCACCGTCATTACGTTCTTCGACACGAAGTATGACGCTGTCGTAACCGTGTTTGATTTTCAGATAATACATCTAGTCCTCCATGATTTTATCTGTGATGTACTTGGACGAAAAAGCAACACCGATCCAAAGTGGTGCGCCTATCACCGACACAAGTAGGGTTGGGTTGATGCCCATAGCAATCAGCATGAGCAAGATGGTTGCGGTAGTTAGAAGATGAACAGAAACAAACCAGCCAAGCCAACGGGTTTTGCTGGTGATGAAACTGAATGAACGTAGTTTGTTAAGCATCGATAAGTCCTTCTCTTATCATGTCTTGGCATCGTCTACCGAACCAGCCTTGTAGTTGGTACGCTAGACCGTTGTTATGTATGTGTTGCCAAGCCGCCAAAAATTCATTTTGGCTTACAGGTTGTTCTGCACCTTCACATATCAGGATGGCTATTCCGTTTTCCATTTTGGCTAGAAAGAAATCAATTTCCTGTTCTGAATCTGGTGTCAGGTTGTCACTGTGGCAGTTGGCACAAAAGCCCCCAGTGTCAGAACCATCTGGCATGGGGTAGAATTTCATAGAGTTGTAGTTGGTGTGGTAATGACCGCAGTCATTGCATGTGTAGCCGTCGTTGTACATTTCTCTATCCTCCAACAGAAAAAGGCAGAGGCTACTCAGAAAGCCCCTGCCCTCTTCTAGTTCTTAGCTGTACCACGAACCAAGACTAGAATGGAATGTCGTCACCACCTACGTCATTGGCGGGTTGGTTGTCTGGGGTGGATTCCCCTTTCTTACCACCAATGAGTCGGAAGGTTGAACCAGCACCAGCAAGCTTCAGCTTGAAGGCGGTCATCTTCGTACCGTCTTTCTCATAGGATTCCACAATTGGAGTACCTTGACAATAGACAGTGATGCCAGCTTGGACATACTTCTCGATGACAGCGGTTACAAGACCTTTACCTTGGCCTGAATCCCAAGCCTCGATACGATACCATCTGGTATTCTCGACTTTCTCACCAGCTTTGTTGGTGTAGGATTCGTTGACGGCAACAGAGAAGTTAGCAACCTTCGTTCCGTTTACGTCACGGATCTCTGGTGCTGCGCCTACGTTACCTGATACAGTCATTTGTGCGATATTCATGTGATTCACCTCACGTTTAGAGTTACAAACCATTTGTTTGCACTAAAATACCCCATTGGCTTACATAAACCAACAGGGCATCCTAGCTTATTTAAATATCTTATTGGCTTTGTGGTGAAACCACAAGAATCGTATGAAGGTGATGATTCTAAACCAGAGTGATGGTCGGGCATACTTGAACTTAACGTCTGTTGTGATGTTTGACATTAGCGTCCTCCCATGTGTACCAGAACTTTTTCCAAGTTGGCTTTTGATAGCCGATGGTGCGCTTCAATATCCAGAGCGTAAGTGATATGAGCGCACCACCGATGACAGCCGCCATCATTCCAGCAAAGCTTCCAAAGAAAACTGCAATGAGGAATAATGACGAAGCTAGATCGATTGCAATATCAAAGAACAAAACCTTTTTGATATTGAATTTTAGTAGAAGAAAAATGATGGCTAACGCCGAACATATTCCTGCGAAGATGTGGAAATCCATTTGCCAAGCGCCTCCAGTTGTCTAGACATGAATGAGAAGAGATGTAGATGACCTCGAAACACAAGGCTCCAGAGGCTGCATGATATGAAGACTGCTAAGGCGTGGCCAGGGCCTATGAGCAAAGCCAGGACTATGTAGAAGATGCCCAACATGATGAGCGAGAAAGAACGTCTGCGTGACATAGTGTACCTCCTTATGGGTTGTGCCTCGGAATAATAACATTGCAAGGCTCGATGCCGTCGCAATGTTATCGGGCGTTGTGTGTCACAGAAAAAAAGTGTGAGAGAGAACCGAAGCCCTCTCTCACATAGAGCGTAATGTTAGGATATCTGAACGAAGTGTGTGCGTATTGCTTGACGCTTCTGTATGTTGTCCATCTTATCCCATTCTGCTTTAGCCATTGGCTTCTTCTTGGGGCGATACTGCTTTGTCTTACGCTCATGCTCCAACTGTTCTGCCGATTTGTACTCACCGATGGTGAAGCCTGCACGACGTTCGATCTCTGGACGAACCTCTTGTAGCAGTACCTGTCTGCGGTTCTGATAGTTGGCGTATTTGGTGCGTAGTTTAGCACGCTTGTCCTTGAGGGCTTTGAGTTCTAGACCAGAGATCTCCTCTGTGACAACAGCTTGGTTGATCTCGTCTGTGAGATTCTGGCCGTAGTTAGCGAGGTTGCGCATCAGCCCCTCTAGGGATCTGATACGACCGTCGCATATCTGAATCCATTCGGTTGCATCATCATCAGATGGTGAGATGATAGCGGCCAACTCTACCTGCTTGGTATGTAATGCCCAAGCCTCGTAGTAGTTGTACTCTGCGTCCTCTGAGAATGTGTCTGCTTGTAGACGTTTTGCAAGATCATCGAGGTATTCTTCTGTGATGGCGTCAAGCTCTGTCGTATGCGACGGCTTGGACTGCTGACGTTGTTTGCATATTTGTTTTGCATGCTCGATGATAAGGTCTTCTGACTCTGTAGTGTTGTGGACTGTAGTGTCCTGACCGATTGTATATGTGAATGTCATTTTACGCTCCTTGTTTATATCTGAGTTGTATTTTGGCTTAGTGAACCAGACCATACTGTAGTCCAGTGACTGTGAAGTAGTCGGCATACGCACGACCTAAGTGGTGGTCGTATAATCTGTCAGCCTCTTCGTAGTCTTGACGTTGATAACATTCGTCAATGGCGTTCCAGATGTCTTGGATATGACGTGCGAAAAGCTTTTCAGTTGATCGTGAACATTTCATGGTAGTCTCCCTATGTAAAAGGGGTGGCTCGATATGAACCACCCGTGTTGTAGTTGGCTTAGTTGTCATAAGCTTGTGATATTTGAACAAGTTCGTGAAACCGTGGAGAAGATGTGTCTCCTAGTTCGATGAGCTGATCTATCTCATCCTGAATGATGCATAGATCGTCAAAGCGTGGCTCATCGTGTTCAAGACGTGCCATGGTCTTGCGTTCCTCTATGTCGGTAGAGAGTTGGGAAGCTGTGAATAGATCGTACTGCATGTCTAATTCTCCTTTACGTTGACATGATTGATTACAGCAGGCGTTTTTCACACCTACGATGTTTCCAGAACACGCCCAGAAAGGGGCTTTAGATAAATTCAGAAGAAGGGCTTGGATTTGCCCACAAGGCAAATGCTTTTTAGCCCGCCTCTGAAGAATGAGATAGGCGTGGCGAGATGTTGTGGAAGGAGGAGATCGAGCCTATCGAACCCCTTGGAGGGTGTGATATGCCACTGCAAGGCGTGGGTGTGAAAAATGCCTGTGTGGCCCGAGCGGCCTGAGCGGTGCTAAACGGAAAGGGAGGTAACGTAATCTCCTCATGCCCATGGCATGAGACAAAACAAATATAATAAAAACCAGAGATTACAATTCCGACCGATTGGACGTGAGCGAGGAACAGGGCGCAATTCAATACTTGCAAATCAAGTATTGCGCCCACAGTCAGTGTGTCGTTAGCGAGGTGTATGTTTATAGAGATGAGGTGATGGAGACGACATACTTACTGTACTTTGTTGTGACGAGTCGAAGTGATGCAACGGCGATACGTTGCTGTGATCAAACTGACAACAGTTTGTCTGTCTGAAAGACGCCTGTCTGGCGAAGACATGCGTAAGCAATACAATGGGTTGTGGAGTGTGAATTGACAGGTAATTGAGTGAGATGGTATATCATTCCGTAGGTGGTTGTGAGGATGCGGAATGAAAGCTGATAAGAGTAAACAGGACGTGTACAAGGGTGCGATAGTACCGATTGAGGACATAGAGAGTGGTGCTAACGAGTTAAGGGTAGTGCATGAGAAGGTGACTGACGCACAGGCTGAGTTGGTAGAGATGATGTTGCATGATGGTTGCAACCCGACTGAGGCGGCCAAGAGGATGGGTAGGAATAAGAGCTGGGCGTATAATACTCTGAATAAACAGCATGTTATAGAGTACAGACAGAGTCTGGCTATGACGGTGTTGGGATGGGATGCCACACAGGCGATGGCGACCATGAGAACGTTGTTGCAGGATAAGAGTAGTTATGTGAGGCTGGAGGCGGCGAAGGATCTGTTAGATAGGGCTGGGTTTAGTATGGAGGGTGGTGGCAAGGTGCCGAACACGGCAGTTCAGGTGAACTTTAATCTGTGACTGTGGGCATAGAGACCCATAACGGTGTGGTCGTGAGTGGTAGTGCCTTAAAAAGCCACTATATAAACATACACCTAATTCACATGCACGATAGCTTTGTGAAAAGCATCTTCTCCAAAAAAAATTTATACCTATAAGGGTTATTTTTCAACAGGAGGCATTTATGGGTGAGAAATCAGAGGCTGATAAAGCGGCAGACAAACAGAAGAAAGTTGCTGAACAGTACAAGAAGACTACAGGCGGCACATATAATATAGGCAAAGCCCCAGTTCCGGGCATCCAACCAGCAAACAAGCAATACGCCAAGAATATAGACTTAGCCAAAGGTCTTGAAGCCAAGGCAAAGGGCTATAAAGCTTTTGGAGATGTTGGTCAGTACAGCCTAGTTGGCAATGTTGCCACTTTGTTAGGTAAAGCCAACATGTATGCTCAGTCTAGTGCTTTGAAGAAAGGCGGTATGCCAGTCTTCGATAAGCAGAACAAGCTTCAAGGTGTTGTCTCTCAGAACTTCTTTGGTGCTTTGGTTTACACTGGCAATAGTGCTTACAGTCCTATTGGTAGAAAAGATACTGGTTTTGATGCATCTACCGGAAGTTATACTACTGGCAAGATGGATCAGTTTGGTACTGATGATGGGCCTCAAGAAATAGCTACAGCAACTGCTCCTCAAGAAGAGAAGCCAGCTGGTTCTATTGCTACAGCTACTAGCGGAACTCAACTTGCTCAGAAGAATCAAGCTTTGGAAGCTACGGTTGGTGGTGTTGACCGTAGAAACTTTCTTTCAAGAGGTGGGCGAAGCCGTTACTTAGGATAGGGGGGTTTAATGAATCTAGATTACGTGCCTCCTGGCAAAGTCGCCAAGGCATTTATGAAAGATTCTTCATTTGTGCGTGGTCTTCGTGGGCCTGTTGGTTCTGGAAAATCTGTTGCCTGTTGCATGGAGATCATGCGTAGAGCAGTAAGCCAAGAGCCAAACGTATCAGGTGTAAGAAAGAGTCGATGGGCTGTTATTCGTAATACGAATCCCCAGCTTAAAACGACAACAATCAAGACATGGCGTGATTGGTTTGATGATGACTTGGGCAGATTTGTGTGGTCGCCTCCATATACACACAACATCTGCTTTTCTCTTCCTGATAAATCCGTAGTTGAGCTTGAAGTCATCTTTTTGGCTTTGGATAAAAGCGAAGATGTAAAGAAGCTCTTATCACTTGAGCTATCTGGTGTGTGGATAAACGAAGCCAGAGAGATTCCAAAGTCAATTGTTGATGCTTGTACTATGCGTTGTGGCAGATATCCATCTATGAGAGATGGTGGGCCTAGCTGGTATGGCGTTATTATGGATACAAACAGCCCAGATGAGTCACATTGGTGGGGAATTATGTCTGGAGAGGTGGCTGTACCCGAATATCTGACCCAAGAAGAGAAATTATTGCTTGTAAAGCCCGAAGATTGGGCATTTTACACCCAACCTGGGGCAATGAGTCCTAAAATTGACCTAGAAGGCAACTTACAGGGCTACGAAATCAATGAAAAAGCCGAAAATATCCAAAATATCCAAAAATCTTACTACGAAAAGATAATTTTGGGTAAATCCCCTGCTTGGATTAAGGTTTACGTCCTAAATGAGTATCAAACCTTGCTCGATGGCAAGTCTGTATACCCCACATTTAGAAAAGATGTGCATGTTTCTAAAGAAGCACTGCAACCCAACGACAATTCAGAAATTATTGTTGGTATTGACTTTGGCCGCACACCGTCAGCTGTGTTTATCCAGCATTTGTATGGTGGAAGGTGGGCTGTGTTACATGAGGTTATTGGTCAGGATATGGGCGCTGGCAGATTTGCTGAAATGCTCAAACGTGAGATAAGCAGACAGAATTGGGATAAGCACACATTTAAGTTCATAGGTGATCCTGCTGGCAATCAAATGGCACAGACAAATGAAACTACGCCATTTATGATACTTCGTGCAGCTGGCATAAATGCTTATCCGTGTAATACCAATGACATTAGCCTTCGCATCGAGTCTGTCGAAGGGGTTCTAAACAGAATGTCAGAGGGATTACCCAGTATGATAATTAGCCCAACGTGCGTGACGTTGATAAATGGCTTTGAAGGTGGCTATCAGTATAAGCGTACCTACTACATGGGTAATGAAAAGTATGATGATAAACCTAATAAAAATCGCTTTAGTCACGTACATGACGCCCTTCAGTACGCTATGATTGGCGGTGGCGAAGGCAGAAGAGTATTTACTGGCAATAGCAATCCTTCCCGCCCCACAACTGTTGCGAGGGTTGGTAGTCCACTCGAACGTATGAATAGAAGAAGGAGTCAGGGCAAGCCTAGAGGCAGGTTTGCAGCATTATGAGTGCTGACACAAATAAAGTCGTTGTTGCTTTTACCAAGACAAACCAAAAAGGATTTTGGAAATGGGTAATTGGTAAGCATGTGAATTTCTCTCATTGCTGGGTTGTGTTTTACCAACACGATACCGATACATGGAACTGGCTAGAATATAATAATACAGGGTTTAAATTTGTTTCTAAGAGAGGTGATGAGGCTACGGAAATGCTTGCTACTCTTGTAGGTCGATGCACTTGTGTTGAGATAACTCCAAAACACAGGTACAGCAAAGTTCCTCAATATCTCTGGCCTTGGCTTTATTGTGTTTCATTCTGTAAGCATGTGATAGGTGTGGCTAAGTGGTCAGCTATAACACCTTACCAATTGTATTGTGAATTGCTTAAACGTGGTGGAAAAGAGATATTTACCGAATACAAGGAGAATTGTGATGGGAAGCATATTCAAAACGCCGAAGTATCGTCCTGATCCAGAGCTTGAAAAACAAAAGAGAGAGCTTGCGGCTAAAGTAGCCAAAGAAAAGGAAGAAGCTGCCAGACGTAAGAAAGATAAAGAAAACCGTATACGTCTAAACCAGATAGGCTCCAATGCTCTGAAGGATGAGGAGATGGAAGGTACTATGGGTTTTAAGCCTAACAAAAAGCTTATGGGTGGTAAAAAAGGTTATTCCAATCCTCTTACCGGAGTATAGGGGCAGTTATGTATTCAAGCAATGACGGCCATTCAGAGCCAACAGCAGTCAAAGGCGATGATGCTGAGTACAAGTCCGTAATGGACAGGTACAAGAAAGCAAAAGGACGCTGGAATAATTGGCAGGATGTTTGGGAAGAGATCTATGACTATGTTCTTCCTCATCGTGAAAGCTTTTTTCAAGAGTACAGTGGGCAAAGGCGTACTGAAAATATTTACGATGAAACTGCTGTTGTGGGTCTTCCTAAGTTTGCTAGTCGCTTACAACTTGGCTTCTTTCCTCCAAATGGTAGAGCCTTCAAACTCGCCCCTGGCCCAGAGTTTCCAAAAGAAGCTATTACAAAAGAAGTTCTAGGAGAGCTAGAGCAAGTCACAGATATGCTCCATGAGGGGCTTCGTAACTCAAACTTTAATGCTGAGTTCCATGAGGGTCTACAAGACCTTGGTATAGGAACAATGAATCTTCTTGTACAGCCGGGTCGATTCAATGGTGATTTACACTTTACTGCTGTACCCATGACTCATTTGGCTTTAAATGCTGGCGGTACAGATAATGTCAGCGATTGGTTTAGATGGATGCCTGAATGTGACTTAACTGAAGTCAAGCACAGATTTCCACAGGCTAAGTTTACCAAGGAAATGACTAACGCTCATAAGAGAGATCCGAAGCGTAAGACTAAAATTATAGAAGCTACCTGTTACGATCAGAAGAATAAGTTTAAGGACGAATGGACTTATTACATTATTTCAGAAACAGACAAGTGCATACTATTTAGTTCAGTTCTTAAATCTAGGTCTGAGTTACCTTGGATTACTACACGCTGGTCTAAATCTGGTTTTGAAGTTTGGGGTCGTGGTCCTGTGCTACAAGCCATGCCAGCAATTAAAACCCTTAATCTCACAGTCCAGCTTATTCTTGAGAACGCTGAAATGGCTATTGCTGGTAGCTATGTTTATGATGATGATGGAGTATTTAATCCTGACAACATTACCATTCAGCCCGGCACTTTTATACCAAGAAGCCCCGGCTCTCAGATAACTACTCTTGGCTCTGCTGGTAGATTTGATGTAGCCCAGCTTGTCCTCGATGACATGCGTAGAAATGTACGCAAAGCAATGTTCATCGATGAGCTTGATACTAGACAAGCAAAGACACCATTATCCGCTACAGAGGTATCTGAACGTCTAGCTGATGTAGCTAGAGATATGGGTGCTGTTGCTGGCAGGATGCAAAAGGAGTTTCTGACTCCTTTGGTAGAAAGAATTATCGGCATCTATACGGCTCAAGGTATTGTTGAAATGCCAAGGGTAGATGGTAGGCAGAT